CACCGCATCAAAAGCGCCGGACAGCGACTGCAACGCCGCCATCTGCTCTTGGCCGAGCGACGAATTAACGTCAATCGTGCCGGCTAGTTGCGCCACGCCTTCGCGGGTTGTCGGGATCAGGTTCGTGGCGCCATACTTGGCGAATGCCGCATTGATATCGGCTTGTGCTCGCGCTGCCGATCCAGCAGGGGCGAACTGATCCTGAACAGACCGACGCGACTGAGATGCCTGCGCGATTGCCTGAGCCGCAGCCTGGGCGGATGCGATCATTGCCGCGCTGCTGTCCGCCGATGCTTTTTCGACAAAAGCAAATGCGTTGCTGACCTTCGCCATCGCAGCGACAAACCCCTGCCCTGCTTCGGTGGCCGGATCGATGGATTGCGCCAGCGACAGGAATGCGGCAGCGTTTTCCGGCACCGCCGTGCCAATGCTGGCGAAGGTGTCGCTTACCAGCTTCTGCGCCGCTGCCAGCTTCTGGCCATCGCTGGCGAAGGTATCGAACAGCGATGCCTGCCCCTGTTGCGCGGTGGTGGTGGCGGCCGACAAGCTGGCGGCGGTGGCGTCGGCACCGTCGGCTACGGCGTCGAACTCGTCCTGCAGATCAAGCAGGCTGTTCCACAACTTGCGGCCAGACTCGGTGCTCAAGTCTTGCGACTCTACCAGCGCGCGGAACGCCTCACGGGTGGCGGGGATGCTCTGGCCAATCTCGGCAAAGCCTTCTGTCAGCACTTTCTGCGCCTGCTTGGCGGCCAGCGCCATCTGCTCTTCGCCGGTGTAGAAATTGGCGTAGAACGACTGGGTTTTATTCGCCAACTGATCCAGCCCGCCGGCCAGATCGATCAGATGCTCACGCGCGGCGATTGAGGCCAGACCGACGCCGCCGAACGCTTCGGCTGCGTTTTTGCCCATGGCGAGCAGGATGGCATCGGTGGCGGCGACCTCTTGATTCAGCCGGCTGAACGTTTGCGATGCAGACTCGCCCAACCGTGCGAACTCATCGATATTCGGCACCATTTTCGCAACCAGCTCGTCGGCGGCGCGGCCAATCTCTGCTGCCAGCTTCTCGCCGGCTTTTGACATGTCGCCGTTATCCGACAGCTGCAACGAAAATTCGTGAGTGAAGCCGTCTATCGATTTGCTCGTCTCCACGCCGAGCGTTTTGCCCATGTCCTGCAGCTTCGCAACCGTTTTGCGGAATGCCGAATCAATCTCTTTGTCGATGTCCGACGACACGTCGTAGGTATCGGTCCAGCGCTTGTCCGAGCGGAACGTGCCGCCCTTTTTGCTGAACTGCTGCCATTGATCGCCGGAAAAACCGGACAGGTCGAATGAGCCTTGAATGCCTGCGGCGTCTGCGTTGGTTTTGTTGTTATGCCCAAAAAGCCGATCCAGCACCGGCACGGCAATAGCACCAACAACCGCGCCGACTACTGTGCCAACCGGCCCAACTGACGACCCCGCCGACGCGCCGGCCGATGCGCCAGCAGCCATGCCGCCAGCGACCGCGCCAGCAGCCGATGCGGCGTAGCCCTTTCGGTTGTTGTCTAGACCCCATCCGGCTTTCATGAGGTGGTCGCCGTAGGCGAGCGCTGCAATCGCCGCTGCGTATGGGGCCGCGCTGGCGACAAAACTGCTGCCGGAGCTGGTAAGTGCCGTTCCTCCGGCGGTATAGCCATACGCGCCAGCCGCAGTGGGTGGCCCCATGGTGTAGCCCGCACCGTAAGTCGTGCTCAACCCGGCCCACTGCCCCATGCCCGACGTAGCGAACGAGGTGGCCGCGTTGGTGATGCCGCCATTGATGCCACTCCACGCCGCTTGCGCACCAGACAGCACGCCAAACCCATTGCTGATTGACAGCGACTGGCCATCGGCACCAGGTACCGCAGTCGCGCCAGCGCCGGAGAACGAGCCGACGACGTTCAACACCAGCGGCTTGAGCGTCATCTTGTAGATTTCGTCGGCGACAGCGGTTTTGAAGGTGTTGGCGATGCTGTCGGCGAAGCTCTCCCAGTCGGCCTTGCCTTTTTCCAGCATCCCGACAAAACCGTCGTGGAAGGTGCCATCGATGGTATCGACGGTTTTCTGCCACGCGCGGGCGGCTTCTTCGGCGGCTTTGCGATGGGCTTCAGCCGCAGCCTTGCCCTGTGCCTCTACCTGTTTGGCCGAGTCGGTATCGCGTACCGCGTCCATCAGCGACTTCTGCGCAGCGATATTGCGCCTCAGCTGCTCGGTTTCTTCGTCATGCAGGCCGAGCGCATCTCGCCACGCCAGCTGTTCATTCATCAAGGCCAGCGTGCGGGACTCGATCTCGACACGGCTTTTGCCAACCGCCTCGCGCGCTGCGACCTCAGCATTGACCTTGGCCCAGATGGCGTCTGTCTCTTTCTCCATCCCGGCCGCCACGCGCTTGGCATAAGCCACGCGCCGCGCCCAGTCTTCCGCATCCAGCCTGGCTTGGCGCTCACGCTCTTTTTCTTCGTCGGATTTTTTCGGCCGGGCGGTGGAGGTCTTTTCTTCGTATTTCTTGGCCAGATCGGCTTTGGCCTGCCGGTATTTCGCCTCGCCGATCAAATCGGCCGCGCGGTCTGCATCGAGCTTTTTCCGCTCTTCGGCATACTGCTCGCGTTTGCTGCGCTGGCTTTCGGCCAGCTTGTCCCAACGGACATTGGCAGCAAGCTTCTGCTGTTCGCGCGCTGCAGCTGCGGTTTTCTCCGATTCCTCCTTGTGTGTCTTGCGGATCTCCGCATACGTCGCCTGCAACTCGGCAATCAGGCTTTGCTTGTCCTGCTTGAGGCGGTTGCGATTCAGTATGGTAGACGGGTCAGCCAGCTGCTTTTCGATCTCGCCGATCTGCGTATGCAGTGCCGCAGCTCTTTCGCTTGGCGTGGCAACACGCCCCCAATCCTTGGCAGCATCAATAGCTTCGGCAACCGCTCCTTTGACCCCTTTCCACGCCTTTTCGATATGGCCGAGGTTTTCCACCATTTTTGGCGTGCGCTGGTCGATGGCATCGGCCCAGGCTTTTTGCGCCACGGCGGCGGCTTCGCTGGTTTTGCCCTGGTCTTCCAGCGCCTTGATCTGCTCGTAGACGGCTGTCGTCAGATAGCGTGTGGTTTCGTTGAGCTTGAGCGACGCATCCACCGGCGCCTTGCCCAACGCCTCGAACTGCTTGACGGTGTCGGCAATGGCTTGCCCGCCTGCCTTTTCGAATTGAATGGCCGAGCGTGTAAGCCGCTCAATCGCATCAGCGCCGATGTTGCCGGAGGCAGCCATGGAGGTCAGTGCTTCTGCCGCCGCGCCGCGTGTGATGCCGCTGATATTCGCCATGGATGCTGCCATGGCGTTGAATTTGTCCGTGGTGATGCCGGAAGTATTGCCAGTCAGGATCAAGTTCTTTTTGAACTCGTCCATTTCTGCTGATCCAGCGTAGGCCGCATAGCCAACCCCGCCGATAGCTGCTGCTGCAACGGTGAAAGGTGTAACAAGCGATGCAACATAACCGCCCAGAGCCTTTGCCGCTGCGCCTGCACCGCCGAACATGTCCTTAAGCTGGCCGCCCTGCTGCAAGAACACGGTCAACGGGGCTTGGCCGGATGCCAGAGATGTTGCAATGTCGGTGAACTGCGCCGGCACGCCACGCAACGCGGCGGCGGTCTGCGCTGCGGTCACGCCGGTTCGGCCAAGCGAAGAACGGGCAGCCTCTTGCGCAGCTTCTGCGGCTCGCAACTGGTCAATGTACGGCTTCAGCGCGTCACTGTTCAGGCCGCGCTGTTTGCTGATGGCGTCAAAATAGGCGGAAGTCGATTGGCCGCCGGCCTGAGTCGCAGCGGTGGCCCTCTGGATCGAAGCAATCATCGACTTCGAGGCGCGGTCTACCTTCTGCGCCGATTCACCAGCACCGTCGCCAATCTTGTCGATACTGGACGCAGCAGCGCCGCCAGCTTGGGCGATGGTGGACGACATGTCCTTGGCTGCGTTTGCAGTGGACGCGAATTCCTGCTTTGCCTGCTGGCCGTTGGCGGTAACGTCTATCTGGACTTTTTTATTGATGTCGCTCATTACGTCCTCTTGTTCATTTCCACCAGCGCTGCAGATTCGATAACCCGCACGTCATCAAACAATTGCTGCCACGCTTCGCCGCTCAACCCGCGCTTGTCCATCAGGACAAACAGCGGCGAGTAATCCAACCCCGTCGCGCCATTCATGCCTGTCCGCCACTGCGTCTGCACCATGCAGAACAGGTCAAGCGCTGGCTGGTTTTCTGGCCAGAGTTCAACCGGGTCTGTTTCGTAATCCTCTGGAGCGAAGCCGGCAGCGGCCATTTCTTCGGCTGTCGGCATGCGCTCGTAGATTGCAGCGGTGGCGGCCCTCAGTTTCCCAAGCGGCCTTCGGTGATGGCGATGCGATATGTGTCCATGATGGCGAAGGCCATGGCGGGGATTTCGTCGCACAAAGCGACGACGTTTTCGCGGCTGAATTCTTCGTCCAGGTTCCATCCTTCTGCCGCGCGCATGATCTGGTCTGCGTGGCGTTCAACGCCGGTCTGGTATGCCTGCTGCAGCGTGGCGGCAATGGCCTGCTCGCTGTTGTCCGCCGGCTTGACTTCGTTTTCAGCGAAAATCTCGTCCAGAAAAGCGCCGAACTCTGAGCGAGTGCGGTACGTGTATTTCATCTCCACCGATACTTCGTCGCCGTTCAGCAGCTTGGTTTTGACTGTTGCGGTGAAGTTTTTAGGGCGTGCGCCCAGCTTGATCTTTGCCATGTCGTTTTTCTTTCTTGATGGGGAAAAAGCACTGCAGGCGCGACCTGCAGGCGTAAAAAAGCCCGCGGTGATTTCTCACAGCGGGCCGGGGCAAAACGATTAGCTTGCGTAGCGGGTCAGACGATTCGATCCGTTGAATGCAACGTTTACGCGGTTGATCTGGCCGTCTTGCAGGCGGACAGCTTCATTCAGTGCCACGGTGCATGGCTGGAAGATCAGCGAGCCGGAACGGGTAACCATCTTCAAGCAGGTGTAGGTCTGCACGTCGGTAAGGGATTTCAGCGCGGTGTAACCTGCGCCACCGATGGAGTCTGCATCCAGTTCCATGGTGTAGTTGGTGGCCGAGAAACCGTCGTTGATCGAGTATTCAACGTCCGACTCAACAAACTTATAGGTAACGGTTTTCGGGTCGCCGCCGCTCGATTGCGGGTTCATGACGCCGGTGATCTGGGTAAACGTGCTGATCTTGCGCACCGAGCCGATGCCGCTACCTGCAGGGAACAGAGTTGTGCTGGTGGTGTCTGCGCCTTCCAACACGAAGGTGTCAGTGGCCACAGACTTGATGCGGAAGTTGCGCAGATTCAGGCGACCCCAACCAGAGGTGATTTCGACGATGTCGCCGTTGCTGTAGCCGTGCGCAGCGCTGGTTACT